AAAACAACACAAGCAGGTCGTACTGTATATAAAACTCCTGAAGGAGAAATGGTATCTGAAAAATCTACTACTTTTAAGTATAAAGGCAAATGGATAAATATTCCTAGTATAGTAATGGGTGAAAAGTTAGAAGATTATGAACTAAAAGAATTACTAGATGAAGGTTTAATTGAACCAACAAGTATACACGATGAATTAGAAGAAGCAGAAAAAGCTGCAGAAGAAAGAAGTGATAGTTTAGAATACAGTAGAGGTGGTACTCCTATGGACGAACAAATGTCAATGTTTAAAGAAGGTGGTCTTCTTGATGAGGGTGGTGAAGTAGACGAAGAGTCTGGTAACGATGTTCCTATTGGTGGTACAAAAGAAGGTGTACGTGACGATATACCTGCCATGCTAAGTGAAGGTGAGTTTGTATTTCCAGAAGACGTAACACGGTATCATGGCCTAGAAAAACTAATGACACTACGACAAGAAGCTAAGATGGGTCTAAAGAAAATGGAAGCAATGGGGCAGATGGGTAATTCAGAAGAAGCTACAATACCAGATGACCTACCATTTAGTATGGATGATCTACTTGTAGTTGTTACTGGTGAAGAAGAAGCAGAAGGTAAAAAAGATGATGAGCCTATAAAGGCACAGGCAGGAACATTTGTACCTGCTACCCAACAACAAAACAATATGGGTGTCATGGGTTTTCAAGAATCTATGTATGGGCAACAAGGATTACAAAATCCTACAGCAACAGTTATGCCACAAGTACCTGCAAGTTCAGTAGCCCCGACAGTACAAGCACCCCAACCAATGACAGGGTACAGTGCTCCAACAGTTCTTGCAACACCAGTAGAGCAACCAGAATTTGTACCAGAGCCAAGTGATGTATATAAACCTGTAAAGTATATCAACCCTACTACTGGTGAAACTATGACGATTAATGAGTATCAAGGTAATCCAGTATCTGCTGTACCTGCAGGGTTTATTCGTTATGATGACTACATTGCAGGTGGGGGCAAAGACCCTAATAAAGATGTAGGCACAGGAGTAGAAAGTACTTCAGTAGAAACTGCACAAGTTGGTGGTTCTTCTAATGATGAACGTAGAGAAAATATAGCTAGTCTACAAAAAATGAGAGATGAGCGAGAAAGAAAAAGAGTAAAAGAATATAACAAAGTATTTGATACAGAATCAGATGAATTTACAAATAAAAATAATGATAACTATATAACAGATGATCAACTTATATCTGCATACAAAGATCAAATAAAAGCAGAAACTGTTGGTGGAGTTACGACACCATTTTTAGGTCCTGCAGCATTTCTTCCTCGTCTTGGTAGAGGTAAGGTAGAAAGAGCAATGGCAGCAAGATTTAAGGAAAATTGGAAAGAGCTTCCAGAGTTTAAAGACATTACACGTGGCTCTGTTGCTAAAGACGCTGCTGCAGAAATAGGAAAAGATTTTAAGAAAACATTTACCGCAGAGGGAAGAGAAACTTTTTATGATGAGTATAATGCAAAGTATGATGTAGCAGATGATAGCTTTAAGAAAAAATTTGGTGGAGCAGGAACTGGTTACACTGTACTAGAAAGAGATCAAAAAACAGGAAAGGTAACTAAAGCCACAGGTGCTCTAGGTGTACGTGAGCAACAATCGTTTGATAATGCAGTTGATCGTGGTGACAATGCAGTTGCAGACCACTTTGCATTAGTTGCATACCATCGTTCTGCAAAAGACCAATTTGCTAGAAATAATGCTAAAGATATTGAGTTAGCTAGAGCAGGTGATGAAGATGCTAAAGGAAGATTGTATGGTGGTAGTAAATCATCAGGTGGTGTAAATTTTGGTAACAGTACAATAGAAGAAATAATTAAATACGGTGGTAGTTCAACTACTGCAGTAAACGAAGGTAGGGCAGTTAAACAAAAAGGATTTAAACAACCTAGAATAGTTACCGATGATGAACCTGCAGGATCACAATCATCAGATAAATCAAGCTCAAGCTGTGTAATTGCAACACATGCTGTAGCAAGTGGAGCATTCCATACATCTGATAAAGCCAATGCCATTGATTGGTGTAAGAAAAATTTACATGATAAATGGTGGGGTGAAACTATGCGTAAAGGTTACAGATACTTAGGACGCAAACATATAGCAAATGGAACTGCAGAAACTGTATACAAAGAATTTAAAGAGTGTATAGAATGGGCAAATGGTAAACGTGACTTTACATTTAAGATTGTAGCTAGATATTATTATCGTGTAGCTCAGACATTTATCGTTGGACTTTTTATAAAAGAGGATATGTAATGGATATAAATGATTTAAGAGGTACAGTTCTTCAACGTTTTCAAGAACTATCAGATGAAGAAAAGGGTATTTTTGATACTATAATGGATTCTCCTGTAGGTACTGTAATAAATAAATTAGTTGGCCCAGAGTTAGATGAAATATTTTCTGAACCAGAAAGTGAAACAGATAAAATGTTAGCTGATGACATGCCTAACATGCCTAGTAGAGATCAAGCTTTTGGCGGTAGAATGGATAATCGAGAAGATGAAGACATACCCGATTTAGCAAGAGACATGCCAGAAGAATTTAAAGAACCTATGGGTGACATGCCTCAAGAAATGCAACGTGAGATGGCATCACGTTAAACGTGCCATATATACTAGCTACTCATCCCCCAGACAACATGGCTACGGTGGCCCTAGAAAGGAAATAAAATGCAAGACGCAATGGTAGAACAAGTAGAAACTAAATCTGCTTTCATAAATAAAAAATACAATAACGAAGACAGACTAAAAAAAGATGAAGAAGAACTAGAACAACTAATGGCTGAACAAAAAGGTGAAGCAGTAGAAGCTGAACCAGAACCAGAGAACGCAGAAGAGAAATCTTTTAAGAAACGTTATGGTGATTTACGTAGACATCAGCAGGAAAAAGAAAAAGAACTTGCTGCTAAGATAGATGCACTACAATCACAACTAAGTGAAGCCACTAAGAAAGAGATTAACCTTCCCAAGTCAGATGAAGACATAGAGGCTTGGGCATCAAAGTATCCTGACGTAGCAGCTATTGTAGAAACAATTGCAATTAAAAAGGCAAAGGAACAAGCTGCTGTATTAGAAGAACGTGTTAAAGCTGTAGACGAATTGCAAATGAATGCATCTCGTGAAAAGGCAGAGGCAGAGTTACTTCGATACCATCCTGACTTTGAGGACATTCGTGAAACAGATGATTTTCATAACTGGGTAAATGAACAACCTCAGTCAATACAGGATGCTTTATATGAAAATGCTAGTGATGCTAGAACTGCTGCTCGTGCAATTGATTTGTACAAAGCAGATAAAAACATCACTAAAAGAAAAACTAAGAATACAGACAAAGATGCTGCACGATCTGTGAATGCACGTAACTCACGTAGCAAACCAGATACAAGTGATGGTTCAAGAGCAATCTTAGAATCTGAAGTGCAAAAAATGTCTGCACAAGAATACGAAAAGTCGTCTGATGAAATTATGGAAGCTATCCGTACAGGCAACTTCGTATATGATTTGTCTGGTAATGCCAGATAATCTATTGACATATAGAAAATTTTAAGTATAACTATATGTATACCGTAAGTGGCACAGCCCCTGTAGAGATGGAATACCTGTGCCTCTTGCAAACTTAGCAAACAACATATTCTTTCGGACAACCTGATGTCTCATGGCCCATTGAATGTAGTACAGGCCAGTATTACACAAAATGCACCCTAGTAGAGTTAGCCTCTGTATAGTATAGTTAGTTTTGCATCTGTCGTGCTCAATGCTATAAAGGAGAATTATAATGGCATTTTCAACTGCAGCAGGTTACAATAACTTACCTAACGGTAACTTTTCACCAGTAATCTACTCCAAACAGGTGCAACTTGCGTTCCGTAAGTCATCTGTTGTTGAAGCGATCACAAACTCAGATTATTTTGGTGAGATTGCCCAAATGGGTGATTCAGTCAAAATTATCAAAGAGCCTGAGATCACTGTTAAATCCTATGCACGTGGTACAACAATCACTCCTCAAGATTTGGACGATGAAGATTTTTCATTGACAATCGACAAAGCAAACTATTTTGCATTTAAAGTCGATGACATTGAAGAAGCTCATTCACACGTAAATTTCCAAAGCCTTGCAAGTGATCGTGCTGCGTATAGGTTATCCGACCAATTTGACCAAGATGTTCTTGGTTACATGTCTGGATACAAACAATCTGCTCTTCACGGTAACGCTAATACCACTAACAATGTAGTTAATGGTTCTGTTGCTGTGTCAACTGCAGGTACTGATGAGTTGCTTTCCTCAATGAAGTTAGATGGTTCTGACTTTAATGGTGGTACTGCAAATCAATCAATTGCACTTCTACCAAGAACTGGTGGTGCAACTGCTACACCTTCAACTGCAGGTGAAGCAAACCCACTTCAACTTATTGCTCGTATGGCTAGAAAGCTAGATCAGCAAAATGTTGACACATCTGGTCGTTGGCTCGTTGTCGATCCAGTGTTCATGGAAATCCTTCGTGATGAGGACTCACGTCTTCAAAACGCAGACTTCGGTGAATCTGGTGGTATCCGTAATGGTCTTGTTGTAAACAACCTACATGGATTTACAGTACACGTGTCTAATAACCTACCAACCTTTGGTTCTGGTCCTGCAACAAATGCGGCTTCAAACGCAACTAACTACGGTTTACTCGTAGGTGGTCATAGTTCAGCCGTTGCTACTGCAGAGCAGATCAATAAAACAGAAACATATCGTGACCCTGACAGCTTTGCTGACATTGTTCGTGGTATGCATCTATATGGTCGCAAAATCCTACGCCCTGAAGCGTTGGTAAATGCGCTTTACAACTTGCGATAGGGAGGACTAATTAATGGCACTTGGTGACAACACTTTAGCTTCTGCACGTGGTAATTCACAACGTGGTCGCAATCCATATATGGTTCAAACTGAACTAGACATGGCAACAGCATTATCAGATAAAGGTTCTGCACTAGCTGCAGGTGATCCTATTCCAGTAATAGCTGTTGAAAAAGGTACTATGATCCTCAATGCAGGTCTTGAAGTCGTAACAGCAACAAGCGCAGGTACATCTACTTGTGATCTTGGAACTGGTGTAGATGCAGATGCTTTCGTTGATGGTTTTAATAGCGCATCTGGTACTGCTGCAGGAACTCTTTCGCAGAACCCTGCTGCATTCCAACCTATTATGTGTGTGGCAGATGATAACATTGATTTGACTCTTGCAACACAGTCAGGTACTGCAATGACTACAGGTAAGCTACGTATCTGGGCAGTCCTTATGGATTGTACTGATATAGGCGACATGGCTGCTAACGAAGTAGCACGTGACAACGCTTAACTAAACAATTGAGGGGCTGCTTTCGAGTGGCCTCTCTAACTGTATATAAAGGGATTCAAACATGGCTATCACAACAGCAATGTGTACAAGTTTTAAACAAGAACTTCTTGGTGCGGTCCATGATATGGATACCCATACTTTAAAGCTTGCACTAATTAAAAGCGGTATGTCTGGTACATATGGCGCAGCAACAGCTAATTATTCAGATGTTACAGGTAACTCTGACGAAGCAACAGGTACTAACTAT